CTAAGTCTTTGCCATTCGTTGTCTATTCCAACATATAAAACACCCTCACACATTATTAACGCTCCCTCTTCAGGTACGCTCAACTCTTTTACGTCAGGAGTTACGTCTTGAACCTGAGTAGTAAACTGACTATTTATAAATCTTCTGCTCATGGTTTAGATAATTGAATACCTCCCCACTGTAAACCTTCTCTATTACTAACACCAATAAATAACATTGAATTATCAACTAATACCAATGCACCTACTTCAGGCTGTAAATTTTCAAATTCTTCTTGAGTTACGCTCTGAACTTGTAAACTGTAAGATGTGTTTTTAATTTGTCTTTCCATTATATTGATTTTAAAATATTTATAATCTCATCTATAACAGATTCGTCTTTTGATAGCTCAGTCTTACTCTCAAAATATCCCTCAATACTAAAGCCTTTAATCTCACCTTCCTTAACTTTACTCCAAACCTCGTCATTGTCTACTTTCATGGATATCATCCAAGTTCCTACAGGCAAACTGAATCCGTACAGTTTAGATTTATCTTTGTCCTCATCTTCTATTATCCAACTCTCTACTACACTCATTCCGTCTATCTCTTTCATGTGTTCGTAGGTAGCGTTATTCTGCTTGTTACGCTTTAAGAATAGCTCTGAGGCTTTACGAATTGTTTGACTAGAAAAGTAAATATAAAACTCACCGTTCTCTTTGTCTTTACGGTAAATCTGTTTGTTAGGAACTAATGCAGCACCCATCAATATTCGCTTCTCGTCATCTACAGATTTCAGCTCTACGTATTGACGGTTAAGTGCTACCCAATCCTCTTCAATTGCTGGGGAGTTAACAACAGATACAGCATACACGCCTTGTCTGTCTATCTCCTCATTCAAAACCATTTCTACTATCTTCATAACCTTTTAACTTTTAATGTCTATAATGTTGCGTTTTGTACCCTGTTACGGTCTAAGCTCTGAGCAGATGACACTTCACCACTCACTACGTACGCTTGTACTGGTTGCTGACCTAGTCCAGCTAATTGGTTAGCCGTGTTTCCACCAACTATATTAAACTCAGGAGTAGTTACAGAACCAGCTCCACCACTTGACGGAACAGAAACACCTCCACCAGCAGCAGCACCTCCTCCACCTTCAAATTTAGTTTTAGAGATTTTAGCAATGTTAGCGATACCAGCAGCTACAGCAATAGCAGCAAATACAGCTCCTAATATTGGGTTACCAGCAGATGCAAAAGCAGCTTGAGCAGATTTGTAAGTGTCAATAGTAGCCGATGCAATACCAGCAGCTTTCTGAATATTAAACGCTCTACGTTGAGACTTTTCACTCTTACCAGCAAATGCTCCAGCAAGTTGTCCAATCGCATCTAAACCACCTTTAACAGCATCTAGACGTTGACTAGCTAACGCCTTTTCTCTTGCAGCTTGTTCGTCTTTGTATTTCTTATCTACTGCAGCTAACTCTTCCTCTTGTCTAACTTTTAAAGCAGTAGTGTCCATTCCGTACTGTTCAGCAACTGTAATAAGCTGAAAATACTTTTCGTTTACTGCGTCTATCTCTAATTGGTTTTGAGATGTTGTAGCTTGTCTGTATTGTTCTTGAAATGCCTCTTCTGCGTCTAATGCTTCTTGTTGAGCTGCAGCTTGTTGTTCTGTTAATCTAGCTTGTTTCTCTGCTTCGGCTGTTAGTTCTTCCTGAGCATATTTCGTGTTTATGTTGTTTACTTCGTTAAGCTGATTCTCTTTTAAGATGGCAGTATCTTGCTTGTACTTTTGAGCTAACTTAATAAGCTCTTCGTACTTTTTATTTACCTCATAGACTTCACGCTCTTGCTCTGTCATATAAGACAAACGCTCTTGCTCGGTAAATTCATTCTGAGCATCTCTTAATTGTGCTAATGCGTCTTTACGTTGTTGTGCTGCATCTGAAGCTCGTTGTTTAGCACGGTCAGCAGCAGCTTGTCTTTCCTCTTCTTCTTTTGCTTTTACAGCTTCGTTCTCTTCCGTCTTTTGGCGAATAGTCTCTAGCTTTATTTCATTTCTACGAGTGTTATTTTCAACCTTTAGTTTGTTTAAGTGATTCTTAGTTTCGTTAACCTCCTTTTGGTTATTTCGTAATAATGCATCATATTGCTCTTGTGATGTTAGCCTAGCACCTAACGCTCTTTTATGTTCTTCAGAAGATAAAAAATCTAATCTTTGCTGCTGAATTTTAATCTGTTTATTCGTCTCTTTAATTAAATCTTCAGTACCCTCTTCTCTTATTTTAGCAATGTCTTTCTCACTTTTTCCTACAGCTTCTGCATAAGCAATTTCAGTATCTATCCGAGCTTCCATTTGCTGCTTATTTCTATCTATTGCAGCGCTTTGGTCATCAAAAGCCTTTGTTAGTTTCTTCTGTTCAGCTATCAATTGTTCTGTAGACTTACCCATTCCATCAAATGCAGCAACAGCAGCAGCTATAGCAGTAATCACAAGACCAATTCCTGTAAGCATAAATGCTTTACTAGCGGCAGTCATTCCTTGAAATGCGCTAACAACAGAAGTTTTTAAAGCTGTGAAAGCTGGTACAGCTTGTTTAATAGCATCAATACCTTGAGTAAGTGCCATTGCAGCCTGAACTTTTAAGATAGCTTCGTTCACAGCTTCGCTTTCTCCGCCAAATGCAGACATAGCACCTTGTGCAGCAGCAAACCCACCAGCAGCTCCTCCTAATGCTCCAGTAAGTCTTTGTGAAGTAGTCATAGCCATGCCGTCTAAAGCCATATCAACTGCTATTACTGATTGCTTTAACGCAGCAGCTTCAGCTTGTATCTTTCTAAACTCAGCAGATGTTGTATCTCCAGCTATAGCCATACGGTACATTTGGTCTTCTAAGAGTCCGATTTTCTGACCTACATCTGCATTAGTAGCTGCAAAGAACTCTACTTGTGCATCTACCTCAGCAATAACACCTTTTAACCTACCAGCTTCTTTAGCTAGGCTCTTAAACTCTTCCGTGTTTTGTTTGCCTTGTACTGCGAGTTGGGTTAGCTTGTCTTCTATTTCGGATATGGCAGCACCTAAGTCCATGTCCATAGTATCCGCTAGGTTCTCTACGGTCTTGTCTAACTCAGTTAAGTTCTTGTCTAACTTGTCGACATCTAAGTTAGCTTTCTGAGTGTTTACGTCTATGTTTATCGTGTGCTTTTCCATTAAAACCCTGTCTTTTTATATTTTAATTCTCTCTTCGCTTGTTTAAATACATCTTTTACCGTTGTAGGTAGCTTGTACTTTCCTTTAGCTATCTCTATGTTGTCCGACTTTCCGTAGAAGTCATCAATCCGTAGCATATTTAAAATATCTGTTATCATGACCTAGTTATATCTATGTATTCTGTTTCTATTGTACCGTCTTGCATGGTGTAGTTTATTGTTGCAGTAAAAAGCTCTAAATCACCTTCCTCATTTATTAAAATATTTTGTCCATCCTCTGAAACAATATAGTCTAATTCCTCAGAAACTATTTCAACTACTTCATCTCCAAAAGGTGGTAATTCAAAAACTATTAACGTATCTTCTGTGAATGTGTCAGGCGTTGCTGAAATAATGTCTGTGCCTGAAATATCAACGTCACCTTGTACGCTTAGATTCTTCATGTTTGTACCTACCGTTACTTGAGTATCTCCTATAGACGGTCTTATTTTTCTTCGTCTTCTGATAGGTCTTAAATCGTAAATAAGCGTAAACGTCACCTCACCACTTGTCAGCTCTGTTTTCATTTCGTTAATGATATAACGCTTATCACGGATAATTAACTTGTCGTTTAGTTTGAGTTGTGTAAGAATCGAAATAGGCAGAATACATTTTACTGTTGTAAGTCTGTTTTTTCTGTCGTATAAATTTGTCAGTATGTTTGAATAGTATGTTTGATATAATCCGTTTGAATTTATTGTTTGATAAAAAGACGAAACTTCTATACCCCAATTCAAAGAGTAATTAATACCATTTTCTATTAAATCTTGACCAAACAAAGCATAGTTACCTATGTTATAAATTATCGACCCGTCATCAAACTTAAAGTCGTTAGCTGCTATGTCAACCATTCCATTATAATACATAAGAACTGGCTTAGGAACATATGGCTCAAAACTTGGCGAATCTTTTAACGAATAACCGACCTGAATTTCTGTACCACTAAATTTATTAAATAACAGATTCTCAAAGGGAACTTGTACACTGTATTCGCTACCGTCAAAATCAAATGCGCTTTCTAAGTCTCCGTAGCTTCTATTAAAAAACCCAAAAAATTCCTTATTCATAAAACTCTCAGATTTTTGATATGAGAAGTTTATTTTTTTGTATAGAGGGATTCTTGCTATGTCAATTGAGTCAGTAGTAACAAACTGTGTAATATCGTAATCAGCACCCCTAGCATACCAATCCTCTAATGGCTCAAGATAAAACTCAGTAGTAGAAATAGGATAACAAGTCAAATTAAACTCTTTTAATATACCTGAGAAGAAATCTGACACTTTAATATCAGGCATATTCTGAGCAATATTTAAGTCTCCAACTAGAACAGCATCTGCACAGGTTGCAAGTTGTAAAGATGTCATTGTAGACTGCGCACCTGTTAATGGGTCTACTACTGTATAAGAGAAAGTTGAACGTAGCTGTATGCCTATAGTAACAGTAGTATCTGCTCTAACTTCAAAATAAAACGTTTCGTTTACACCTTGAACGTTTAAAACATTACCCCAATAAATTGTTTGTGTAGTTGTGCCTGTAAAAGTACCTGCTAATACTCCGTTTCTGTATGCGTCTATGTAATATGTGCAAGGTTGAGACAATGACTGAATATCCATGTACATAAAATGTTCTCCATCGCCTATCTCGGTATCTTGATAGGTATAGATAGCATTGTCGTTTGCTACAGAATAAATATTATCAAAACTAGATGGATTAGATTGGGCAGTTATGTCTACACGTTGAGTAGGAGTTAAGTTGGTAAAACTGTTTGCGTTTTTACACAACATAAACAACTGCTGAAACCTTTGAGTCTGTAACCAGCTACCCGAAAAGGTAACTCCATAAGTAGCCTCTAATACGTCAAATACTCGTGCAACCTTTATTGCTGGAAACAACTCATCGTAGAAAATACGCCCATCAATAGTGTCGATGTTGTCTAGTGGTGTAGTAGGTTCATCATATTGCCATACTCGCTTAGATGAAATTAACGGATAACGAACATCATAAGTCATACCAATATCAGTAACTCTATCTAACACCTCAGCGCCTGTATATGGATGTGTGTAAGCAGAGTAATCCAACTGGCTTAACTTGTCCTCTGAAAATCTATCCTTAAGGCTTCTAACGTCACCGTAGAATGTCAATGTGTAGCTGTCAGTGTGTAAGTTCTTTATTTCGCTTTTTTCTAGCTGAATCTTTCCTGTACGAAATGAGCTTAGGTCTATTTCAATAAACGCATCTCGTCTCAAATTATAGTTGAGAGTTCCGTCTACTTCGTTTGCATAGAAATGTTCAAAGATTGCATTGTTCTTTGGTGTAGCTGGTACGGTGAATGACTGTGAAAAGTCTGTAAACACCTTTGCGATGTCAGCAATATTCTGAACCGTTGAGTTTACATTTATCTTTTCGTCATTGAATAACTCTAGCCTCTCGCCCTCTATGTATATTTGAACCTTTCTCTCCATTAGATGACGTTGTTTATAGTGTTAAATGCGTATTCAAACTCTAGAGTGTAATTGAATGTTTTCGTGTTTACGTCTTTTAGTTTGGCTATGCTCTTAGTTTTAATAACAGCAGGTTCGCCATTCACCATAATTCTCTCACTCATGATAATATCTAAAAGTGTACCGTAATAGACTTCATTAACATTGCCTGAATTTACCTTAATGCTTTCTTGACCGTTTATGTTAAAGTCTCTACGCTGACCTTGAGTAACTGAGTAGTTCACTAGGTTACTCTGTAGTAAATTGTATGGAGTAGTCTTAACTTCATGTTGTTCAAAACTTGCTTTAAAGAACCATTCTCTTTGCCATGAACCAAACTTATTAACAAAGTCAATTACTACTGGTTCATATCTACATTCAATAATTGGTCTAAAATACCATGTCGCTAATAGGTTGCCTAACTCATCTGATAGCTCAACCTTATTCCCGTCTGCGTAATATGCTTGGTTTAATCTAGGATATTCTTTAATACCATAAGAAGTAACTGTGTATGTTACGTTAGCGCCTGAAACTAGGTTCGTGTATTTTACTGTGTAGTTATTGTCACCTTCAAAGTTAAAATGTCCAACTCTACTTAATTGGTTGTTTGCAAAATCTGCTGATACATCGTAGTTGTAGTAGTATGTTCCTTGTGGCAAAAAGTAAGGAACTAACTGTGGGTTATAACCTTCTTCGTAGAATCCGTAGCCATCCAAAGCAATATAATCTGTAGTGTCAAGCAAAGACGTACCAGCAGTTGTTCGTTTATATCTTACTACTCTTACTCTTGACCACTGACTTGTAGGTGCATTACCTCCAAATGTATTGTAAGTAGATTGGTAGACATTGTGATTTATCTTCTCTCGTATAAACGGAGATATGTTGTACACCGTTCTATAGTTTGTAACGCTTGGTGAGTTCTTACTTAGTATGTATGTAGGCTGTGCTGGTAATGACATACCTTGCCCTATGTAAACGTCAATTTTAGAACCTATCATGTTCACCTCGTTTACATCTATAATAAATGGTGACCGTGCGAATATTAGTGCCATTATTTTCTATTTATTTTTTCTACTGTTGCGCTCATCCACGCTTCTATATCTATTCCGTATGCTGTGACTACATCCTGTGGTAATCTTCTCATTGCTGCCTCAAATGGTTTAGTCAAAAACAAACTAGGAGCTATACCGTTTTTGTATATGCCTCTAGCTATTAAAAACTGCAAAGACTTTCTAGTTATAAATCTGCCTTTTGCGTCTCTAGGTGCTATTCCTTTTCTTACTATCCATTGGTCAAGTGCAGAGGGTGGTGGCATCTTTGATTTATACGAGTAAGGAGTGTTGTATTTTTTCTCTTTACCACTTACTCCCTTATCTACGAATAGTCCGTATGTGTCCATTTCAATCTCTACAGTGTAGTCACCTTTCTTATAGGTAACTTGACCCTTTAAACTGTCGTACAAATTCTTAGAAGAATTCTTTTTTAACCGTGTTAAATTAGCTCTAGCCTGAGAAATAACGTACTTTTGAAACTTCTCTAACTCTTTCCGTATTTGCTGCCCTGTCATCATTAGCAAATGCTCATGTCGTTAGGTACGATTATGTCCATTGTCGCTGTCCATCCAGCTAGATAGTTTTCAAATCTTTCTGTAAATGGCTGCATATTAGGAGTTCCTACTATTTCCATTTTTCTAGATAGCTCACCTCTTATCAATACCTCAATTATTCGTGTTAAAATAACCATTGTAGTATTCAAGACGTCTATTTCGTTGTCATTGCCGTAGAAGATATTTGTAGTTTCGTCTTTTGCTATGTCAACTACATCCATCGAGATAATACTAACATTAAAAGTGAATGTATTAGATGAAGCCGTCACGCTGTTTACGATAATGTGAACCAAAGGGAATAAAGTCTGTTTGTAGTTGTCGATGTCATCTAGTCCACCCTGAGTAACCGTAGTCACCATTGGGATAGTTTCAATCTCTGCTTTTAATTCCTCTAGTAGGTATGTGTATGCTTTCATCTTTTCATTTGTCTTTTAATCTCGTTATTCTCTAGCGTTACCCTTTCCTTTTCAAATGTCAAATAAGTTAAACACTGATGGAGCGGTAAAGCGGTAACTGCGTCAAATCTTCTAACATCTCCTTGAGCGAGTTGATATACTGATTGATACCACCCCCATCTTTGGGCAAAGACAGATGTTGCGCTATAATCTCCTGAGGAATCTCCGTCAGCTCCTCCGCTAAATAATCCATCGTAGCGAGTAACAAGTCTCTTTTTAAATTCCAAAAAAAAACCTGAGCGCCTAAAGCTACATTTAACGGCATGGCTTTCATTACCTCTGCATAAGTAGCTGAAGTATGGTAGTCTTCTATTGTGTATTTTTCGTCTTTTCGTTTGACTACTGGTCTGTATAAAACTGCCATAGCGTTATTCATTGTCGACCAATCACTTAAATACTTCTCAGCATCTATGTACTCACCAAATGAAATACTTTCTAACTCAGGAACAAAACCAAACTCTACACCTCCCAACTCAAATCTCTGAATAAGGAATTTATCCTCTCTGAAAATAGCGTTAAACTTCTCTAGTAGCTCTATAATTGACGTGTATTGAATCTTTAACACATCAGATAAAGGAATCTTGCACAGACAAGCTATCAGCTTTCTAGAAGCAAAGTCTTCAGAATCATTCTCGTCTTGAATTGACATAAGATACTGATACTGTTCTAAAGTGATATCTGCTAAACTGCTTGGAACGTCTATTGTTACCTTCATAATTAATTAACTTTAATTCGTGTTTTTGTACCTTGCTACCTTACGTGGTACTTTCCGTAGTGACTATTTATACCTAAAGTTTCCATTTCATGATACCTGAACGCATCTATTGCGTGGTCATTACCTCCTGCTGGTTTGTTTAACCTGACTCCTGTCTTGTCAGTGTCCCAACAATATGACCTAAGCTCTTTAATTAAATTAGTACTGCTTGACGTTACTAAGTATTCGTTTCGCTGCATGACATCAATACCGTAATTAATCGAATCCTTGCCTTTGGTTACTCCTTTGATGTTTATACCGTAGCGTCTAATCTCGTCTATTGATTTAGGCTCTGCGCTATCAGCATAGACTACTACATTCTTAGGTAAGATTTTAGCAATGTCAGAGTTTAGCATTCCTGTACGGTAAGCAAGTTCGTTTACTATTCGCTGTCCGTTGTGAGTGTAGATTTCTATAATTGAAGTAGGGTCGTTCGTGTATCCAAAGTCTAAACCTATTCCGATAAGCCTTGCTTCTTTTGGTATTGTGTCTATTGTCTTCCAGTTTGAGAATACAACTCCTTCTAACATTCCTACCTGACCCTCACCATATACCAACCACCAATTGCGCCAGTAAGAAGATGTCTCAGCTTTGAGCTTGTTCTTTTCTATTTGGTCTACTATGGATTTGTCTAAGGCTTCGTTGTCCTTGTATGTTAGAATTATAAAGTCAGCGTCAGGTTCGTCTTTTAGTTCGGTATGCACCCAAAATTCATTTGCTGGGTTAAAGTCTAAGAATATCTCTTTACGTGTACGGATGGAAAGCTCATTGTAAGATTCAAACGTTACGTTGTTACACTCATTGATGTACAGGATGTCTCTCCTTGCTCCTCTAAGTTTGCTTGAATCGTCTGCACTAAAGAACTCAATGAATGAACCGTTAGCAAATTCGTATTTGAGTAACGTCTTATTAAAGTTGGATTCAAAGAACCTACCAGTCCACTTCATTATCTTTTCAAAGTCTCTAAGCGCACCTCTTCGTAGATGCGGAATAGATTCTGCTACTATGCTTATTTCCATTCCTGAAGTCCTAGCAGCTTTGTCTATGAGTACAGGAATAATTCCAAACGTTTTCCCAGCACTTGTTCCACCTTGAATTATCTTTATGCGTTTTTCTAGCTTATAGATTTTCCTTATCGCTGTCGTTATCTTTAAACTCATTCAGATTGAATAATGGCTGTTCTATGTTCGTGTTTTCTACCTGTTCTTTTAGGTTGTTTAAACGCTGTGTAATTGATGCGTTGTACTGTCCTACCATACCTCCTGAGATTTGGTCGTTACGGATTTCTCTTCTTATGTGCGTACAGATGGTACAAAAATCTTCGTATGCGTTCTTCTGATTATCGAAATAATGATTAACACTTAGGTCAAACTTTTGCCAACAGTAGACTTCAAAGCCTTCCATTGTAAGAGGACATTCTAAAGGTTCAGGAACCATGTCTCCTGTTCTATGAGATAGTGTGTATTTGTATCTAGGGTTTTCCTTTACATACTTTTTGTATGCTTTGAATATTTCGTGTAGTTGTTCAGGTGACTCTATCTTTCTAGGTCTTCCTTTTTTCTTTTTTTCTTCCATTAGTTGTTCGTGTTTATGAAGTGACTTGTCATTGGTACAAAGTAAACGGTTTCATCCGTCTTCTCTACAAGTGGTGAATAGATTACAGGATAACCCATGTATTCGTTAATATCTCCAGCTTTTTCTAGGTTTGCTTTGCCTATTACAAAACAGTAACCATCATATTGAGCTAGTATGTGTTCTATTATCTCTTGTAGTTGTTCCTCAAACATTTTTATTCTTCAGGGTTTAATCTTTCAAATGCAGTGTCTTTAAAAAACCAATACCGTACATGGTCTTTAGCTCTTAGGGTTGTTCTCTTTTCCCTATGTAACTTGTCTATGTTCGTCTTTCTGTAGTCTTTATAGGTTATCATATTGGTCATAAACTTTACGTAGCTTATTCAAGTAGTTAGCCCAACACGATGAACACGTTGATGGCTCATTTCTTTCTTGGAAGATACGGTTGTATATCTTTAATAACTGTTTTTGTTGAGTTGGTTTTATTCTCTCTGTCATTGTGAGGAAAAATTCATGCAGATATTGGTGTTCGTCTTCCTCTAGGCACAATGGTTTCTTGTATGGGAACAACTCGTTTAACTTTGCTTTACGCTCATCACATCCGCAGTCTTCTCCTAGAATCCATTTAGCTACCTTTGCTATTCCTGTAGCCTCTAGTACTTTCTCTACTGTGTCTCCTAATCCTTGTGGTTCGGGTTTCTGTACTTGAGCAGCTTGAATTTCTGCCTTAGTACGTCTTTTTCGTTTTTTCTTCTCCATTGGTTTTATTTTATTAAGTGATAGTCTTTATTCAGATAATCCTCGTAATGCTCTCCTACGTTCTCTTTTAGCCTTGTTTTGCAGTTTTTAAGTGAGTTGAATATAGAAGATAGTGAAATGTTTGCTCCTTTGCTTATGTCTCTCATAGAGTCCGAGCTGGTAGAGTATAAACTAAACAGCAGTTGGTCATATTCATGCCATGAGTTAATCTCTCTTTTTATTTTAGTAGTTAAAATATCGTAAGATTCGTGTTTCTGTTGGTCAATCTCCTCATAAGATAAATTTCTAATCTCGTCAATGTCTACTTTACAATACTTGTTCTTCTGCTTGACGTATGTAAGATAAGTGTTTTTTAAACTTATCCAAATGTAAGCTCGGTTAGGTTCACCAGCTTCTGTAATGCACTTGCTACCTGAGTTACTGTCGTAGAAACGTACGTACATTTCCTGTACAATGTCTTCAGCAAAGTTAGATTCGCCAAATGAACGGACAATGTCTACCCATTCTTTGTGATATCTGCATAATATATCTGACCATTTGTTACTCATGCGTTTAGTTTACAGTGTAAATATAGGCTAAAAAAATAATCCCCCGACAATATGACGAGGGATATAGTTTAACGGTTGTATGTTAATTGCATCTCAGTACATACATAACGCTCTATCTTTTTGAGTGTATCAATTGATACTGGCTTTTTAGATAAGAATCTGTCTATGTTGTACTGGTGCATTTTTACTCCTGTTGACTTTATGTCTTTTACTACTTGGTTTCGTGTTTTCGTCAGTAGTATCATACTCAAGTCTTTTCTTAACTGTTCGTCTTTTATATACATATCAGAACGGCAAGTCGTTTAACTCTTGTAGCTTCTCAGATGTGTTTTTAAGAGTTGTAGTTACGTTGTCTTTGTTGTATGGTTCTTGAAGACTTACAGAAAAGTATTTCTCTCCGCTTTTAGCTTCGTTAACCCACATAGATACCTCTATCTCTGTACCACCCCAGTTAATCTTCCCTCTGTAGTCAGGATGTTTCTCATTCGTCTTTTGCTTGTTTTTAAAGATTGCTCCTTTGTTTACTTTTTCCATTTGTATTTGTTTTTATTTGATTACTAAATCGGTTTTTAAGCGTTTAACCTTAAATTATTTTCTGTTTTTAATGCTACACCCTTAAAGGTATAAATTATCCGTGTTTCTATACCTGAGTACCTTGTCGGGTATAAAGTAGGCAACTCAAAAGGTAGTTGTTTATTACCTCTGCTAGAACTCCAACACTCGCTGCCTACTTAGTTAATCAAAACTTAAATTATCTTCACTTCTCAACTCATGCAGTTTATCTCTTGCCTCATCTAGTGCCTTGTAAGCATCTTCAGATAAGTTTTCGTGTTTTAGTCTGTTGCGTAAATACTGGTCTAGTTCCCATGCTAATAAATACCACTTCATGCCGTTAAGACACATCTCCATTTCTTCCTTGTCTTCGATACTGTCAAATTCTATTATTACTTTTGCCATTCTATTTTGATTTAAAGGTTTCTTCGTAATATGGTATACCAAACCTTTCTACCTCTTCTTTTCGAGTAAAGCTAATAGGAATTAAATTATGTTCAAACCTATCACATAATGCTTGATAATAAGTCTCCATTATCTGCACTTTCTCCATTTCAAGTTTAGATTCTGCATCTGATATACAAAGTTTTAAACAGTTAATTAATGGTGTAGCGTGTTCTTCACATATTTCAAGTGTCGATTGTAACCAATCAATATGTTCTTGCATTGCTGTTTTCATCTTATTCTGATTTATAGGTTTCGTTGTAGTACATTTCACCCGTAAAAGTGTAAGCATATGTAACGCAACTGCCTGAATTACTTTTTGTTCTTTTCTTATCGCCGTGTGCCTCAATTATTTGCTCTTTCTCCATTTCTTTGGCTTCTTCAATCATTTCAATTTCTTCTTGCCAAAAATCAACTCCATTTTCTTTTAATTTATCAACCAACCAATCTACTGCTGTTAACTGTTTTTCCATTCCTTCCATGTGTCAAAGTCTTTTATTTTTTCTAATTGTTCTTGTTCTATTTCTTTCGCTTGTTGGATTTTATTCTTTAAAAAACCCCCCATATTATTAAGTCCTATTTCATTTTCAAGCCATTCAACTGCGCTTATTTGTTCCATAGTTCTGTGTAATATTCTCGGCATTGTTCTACTCGTTCCTTTATTTGCCATATAGCGTGTTCGTCTTTTTCTACCAAGAACGCTTTTACTCGTTTGTCTTTTGGTATGTGGCTAAACTCATGCTGTGAACGTACATCTTGTTCCGTTTCTTCCGATGGCTCAAGTTCTTTCTTTGCCCATGCTACACGTCTTATCTCATCCAGTACGATATCTTCAGGTGTATCAACTAGACAATAGGCAACAATAGCGTTATGCTTACCAGTCAAATCCATGTAACCCTGAAGCTGCCAGTAGTAATCTTTGTTTGGCAGTTCATCTTCAAACATTGGGAAAGTAGTGCCATTCCAGCTTGACTTAACGTCTACGATTAATGTGTCCGTGATTATGTCAGGTGTGCCAGTCAAATGGTCGTTTTCAAAGAACAACTCGTTCTTAAAGACGAAACCTAAATCTAAAGCCTCTTCTGCTAATTCAATAGCCATGTCTTCTACTTGGTTTCCTTTGTCTAAGTAACGTGAATTGATTTCTTTCTTTATTCCGTATTTGTGTTCAAGTACAAGCTCTTTAATGTACGTCTTTGTAGTGGCAGATAGAACCTCCCCTTTTGAACGAGGGGAAGTCATTATCTTACCTATTGCTGAACATCTAATTTTTAAGTCTTTCATAGCTTGTTAAGTTCGTTATTTACTTCTGAATAGTATTCGATTAATAAATCATTTTTCCAACTATGCTCCTGTAATGCGTTAAGAACTTCGTCTACTGCAACAAACGCTGCTGTACGTGCATTATCATGTTGCTGCTCTGCGCTGTACGCTTCTACTAAGTCAAAGTATTTATTGAATAGGTCTATTGCTTTTTCCTTTGGTGTCATATCTCCGAGTTTAAGTAGTTTAACTGCGCTTGAGTTAATTGAAATTGTCCCTTTAACTGGTCTACTGAGTAGTTACCTGACAGTATAGAAGTGATAGCACCTTTTAAACGCTCATCTGTAATAGATGGCTTTTGTGTTTTAATAGCTTCGGTAGCCGTGTTTCCATCGTCATCGATTGCCTGTAAGCTCAAAAGTGACTGTAACGTAGCTCTACGGAAGTATGTAACTGCTGCGATACGTTTCTGTGGGTCTGTTATTTCAGGTAGTACCAAAGATGACTGTACCATGTCACCGCTTTCACAATCAACTATCCTAGTCTCTACTATGTTGTCTAAGCATGGCTGTAACACAATAAGACCGTGTTTGAATAGTGATGGTTCAACAGCTTCTAGAATGGTGTTTAAATCAGCGTATCGGCTTTTAAAAAACGGATTGTCGTTACCTTTGACTACTTTACCAATCTCTTGCTTTGCTCTCCATAGCTTTTGATAGATGTTACCTACTACTTCAGGTTCTTGCTCAACTGGTGTAATAGGGTTTACTAGGTCTAACGCCTCTTCAAATGTTAACTCTTTCTTTTTCATTGTTCTGCTTTTATATTGATTATTAATTGTTGCCATATGTCCGCCTTTACATAGGCATCTAATTCACTGTACGCAGCTACTACTTTAACTGCTTTGCGCCATTTACCATTGTAAAAAGCTCTGTAATTTACTAGATAATTCCTCATTTTTCTTTCTTTTGTTATACGCAAATATAACAATTATTCAATAATTAATACTTATTCTCAAAAAATATTTTCAATGGCACTAAAATACCCTTGCTGGTATTGCTGTCTCCGCCTATTGTATCTCGTTTTGTGTTAAAGTAATTACGGCAAATGGTCTTTAAGCGTTCAGTCTCTACCATAAAAAAGTGATAATCTGATAGCCAGTAGCACCAATACTCAGCTTCTGTTATGCTTATTCCTGATTTCTTACCTCTGCTTTCGTATTCTACAAATATGTTTCCTGTATCTAAGCATTTGAAATCTCGCTTTACTTCTATTTTATTACCTAGTAGCGCTGCAAGTTTATGCTCATATACTTTGCCTACTTTTAAATCGTATTTAAAGTCATTGTTATATTTCATCTTTTAGCTTCTTTTTATACGTTTCGATTATTTCGTTTAGCTCTTGAATAGTCCATTTTTTTGTTTCATTAGCAATTACCTCTAGGACAATCAGTCTTGCAGTTCCTATTCGCTTTTCAATGCCTATTCGATAGTTGAGTAGGTTGCCGCTTAGATAACTGTTGCAGTGTTCACATTGTAAGTGTACGTTGTCTTCGTGAAACCTGACGTTTGAATGACCGCCTTGTGAAAAATAATGCCCAGCGTTTGCTTTTTTAGGCTCATTTCCGCATGATATACAGCTCATTCCTTTGTCACGTTCGCGGATGTACTTGTTAAATACTTGTTGTGCAATCTTCAAATAGTCTTGTAATGACATCAGTTCCTTTTTTAACTGCGTCTTTTTAGCCTTCCATTGTTTTTGCTTTTCAGTTTCTACCCAAACACGAACACATTCTTCGTTCATGCAGTACTTTTGGTTAAAGCGTATAGGCTCAAATTTCTCTTTGCAGTTTTTACACCTCATAATCAAAAATAGATGTTTGTTGTATGTCCGACTTTTTGTAAATGTTCAAAGCTGTTTCAAGTATTGTTTTACCTGCTTCGTAGTCTACCAGGTTACGAGCCATTTTAACTACTGATTGCGAACCGTTATATTTTTTAAAATCGTAATTATGAAATTCACATAAACCTTTTAACTCATCTTTTGCTTGGCTAATTGCAAAACGTCTGTCATTTAAATCATTCGGTAAATTAAAATTAGTCCAATATAAATGTCTTCCTCGTTTTTGTGCGTGTATTAAAGGCTCGTAGTATGGAATTACATTTTCAACTACAAATTTTCCGTGTTTATAATAATGCTGCAAAAACAAAATTTCTTCATATAATTTCATATCAGGGTAAACGGGTTCGGTTGTTGTATCATAGTTTGAACTATTCCAATATCTCGCCCGTGAATGAGTAGGGCAAGGTGGTGAACTCCAAATAAAATCGAACTCTTTATAATGGTCTATCAAGTATTGATGAGCATCTGCGACAATTACAATATCATTAGGAAAACGCTCCTGATATAAACATGCAGCTTCTTCATCTAATTCAACTGCCGTTACTTCTAACTCAATGTTAGCATCTTTTGCTACTTCATCCCATTTGTAACGGTTACCGCCTAGACAAGCGTATAAATTCAATACTTTGTACTTTTTCATATTCCATTCATTAGATTGTTGTTCATTATTTCCAACTGTTCTACTTTTCTTGACAGTTCCATATTTTCCCTATGTAGGTTGTAGTTTACGCTTTTTAAGGTGTTTAACTCCTTCTCAGAGACGAACAAATGCATTAATACCTCTTTCATTTCTTCTAGGTGTTTCTTTGTGCCTATCCTAAATGGTTCGTGTTTTGGTTCGTTTAACTGCTCCAGTCTCTTTAACTCCATTGATAAGCTGCCTATTATTGCGCTTACTTGTGTTTGGCTTAGTAAATGGTCTAAATCGTTTATCATGTTTTCTTGTTTTTAAAATGGGCAATCGTCAGGCTTGACGTAATTCAAGCTGTTGTTTATTTGTATTTCTGTTTGTTTAGGTGGTTTAGGTCGGTAGTTTCGTAATGGGTCTGTTCCTCCTATGTGAAAACCTTTTCCGCTATTAAAATCGCAGAATACAAAGTCATCTATTGCTGTTATCTTTCCTCCAGTGTCCGTGTCTTTAATCTTCTCTACTGAAATCAAAGTTACATATTTCATTGATTCGTGTTTTATTAGCCTGTGGATTACAAACATATCATCACATCGGTTAAGGAACGCTTTACCTCCTTCAATGTGGTCTTTCATTGGTGGTTTAAGATGTCCTTTCCAACTATGGCTGTCAGGATAAATATTCCCACTTCTACCGCTTTCCGTGTTCGGGTGCGTGTTTATGTACAAGGTCTTTCCTGTTTCGTTTACAAATTGTCTAGCCATGTTTAAAAACTTGTAGTTACCCTCGTAACCCATTTCACGGTCAAGTCCTGTATACGGGTCAATCAAACAAGCGTCACACTCTGTTTCTTTAAAGACCTTCAACAGCTCGTTCGGTTTGTATAGTTTGCTATTGTCCACAAATTCAAAATACTGCTCTATGTACGCTGAGTAATTTCGTATCTCCATTTCTGAAAGCTCTTTGAAATTCTTGCCAGTGTATATCTGAATCATGTCTCGTAGAATCTGTCCGTATTGATTCTCTCCTGACCATAAACAGAATGTTACTCCGTGTTTTAGTGCAAGTGATAGAAAGTACCAATTTATCCAGTATGTCTTTCCTACGTTGTCGTGACCTAAAATGATGTTTAATTGTTTAGGTTTAAATCGTAAATACTCATCCATGTAGCAGTCAAGTCCTAGACCTTGCTTTATTTTGCCATTACGATAGTCTAGTAAGTATTTTAAGTGTTGTCCTTTAGTATTTTTCATATCCGAGTTCAATTGCTTTTCTTACCAATGGGTCTAATTGGTCTAGTGGTAGTTTATCAGGTTGTTTAGGATAATTCCTTTTTAACCATTTATTAGCTGTCAAATATAAAGATTTATACTTATCGTTTCCTTTGTAGTTTTCAATGTCATCTAGTGTACTGTCAATTTGTTCTTTAGTATATTCTTCGCACAACTTTTCAAAATGGATTTTAGATATAGACAATTGAGCGAAGCTCCTATATATATTTTCTTCTTTATTATTCTTATCATTCTTGTTTGTTGTTAGTTGTTTGTTAGTTGATTGTTGTTTGTTTGTTAGTTGCGTGTTAGCTTCAGTTTCTTCGCTTTGGTAATCTGCATATTTACAGATAGTTACAACAGTATATTTGTTTGTTGTTTGTGTGTTAATTTCGTTCGTATTTTCAAACTTTTTTAAAAGTGTTCTTACAGTCTGTAAACTGATACCAGTATCACTAGAAATCTTACCATAAGATGTTATAAACTGACCTTTGTTTATATCAATACCTTGCCAAGTTCCATCTTTATGGTTCGCTTTTAAAATTAGATACATAAATAAATGAACTGCTTCGCTTTTATTAAACCACTCCCAGTTTAAAAACTGCCTATGCAATTTAATCCAACCGCTCATCTGTAAGATTTATATAAGAAATTAATGAATCAACTTCATTATTATTCAATATGTAATAAGTTGACCCGTGACCGTTTAAAATACTAACCATTAATTCACCGTTATCAGTACGATAAAATTCAATTTCTCCGTCTTCGTTTTCAGATTTAATAAATAATCTCATATCATTAATTTTTAAGCATAAAAAAAACTCTACAAATCCACCGCATCTCACCTCAGTTTCATTATAGAGTTTAAATAACTTCTTCAGGTTCGTATAATGTGAGATGGAACCGTTTGCAAATATAACTATAATTTTCTAATTTGTTTTATGTCAAGTAAACACCTAAGTGAATTTTTTGCTTGATAACTAACAAGTCAGTGTAGTCATTAGCTGAAAGAACGTCATCGAATATGCTTGACTGGATGTTCTTATTCATAGCTATAAAATCGTGTTTTATTTGAGCTATGTCTGTTCTGTAAATGACATCACCTATCTGAGTGTATGTCCTATGCTTTTTAATTGCATGAATCACCGTAGCATGGTCTCTGTCAAATAGTTTACCTATTGCTTCAAGTGACATTCCTAAACTCCTCAGCTTGAACATTATATAACTCCTCATACCTACCAGCTCACGCTTTCTGCTTCTACTTGACAAGTTGTATTTATCTATTAAAGTAATCGCATTACTCACCTTTGATTTATCACTATTTATTGTCTTCATCTCCTCCAAAATATTCCCAAAACTTCATACCCATCCACATACCTACTGATACACCTAAACAGAATGCACCAAAGAATAAAGCTAAATCTTCTGTCATAATTCTACAATTTGTGTTCTACATTTTGTAAAACCCATTGGCGAAATGCCTGTTGGATTCCTATCTGCTGCTCCATTGCTTCCATGTTAGCACCGTTTAAAACACGGTCATCTAACTTTCTAATCTGAGCAATTAAGTTGTTTACGTGCATCTTTGCACTTCTTTCAAACTCTCTATCCTCTACTAGGTCTTCAAGGAAATCTGCTATCACTGGCAGTATCGAAACACTCGCCACAATTTTAATCTGATTGTCTAACATCACTTATTTAATTTAGTTTTTAACTTCTCAATGTAAAGAGTAGCATCCATTAGCTCCTCCTGTAAATGGTTTAACCACTCCTTGACTAAAAGGTCATTTCGGTCTAACGTCTTTCCGTACTTTTCAATACCTCTTTCTGAGCGTTCTTTGTACTTGTCTCTAACGCTTTCTACTATGCTATCTTTCATATACTTTTTGTTTAATTAGTTTATTGTCAATATACAACGAATGGGTGGTTACATTCTTATCATTCGTCTTTTCAACCCTTACATGAGCTAGTTCTTTGTCTTTAACAACTATCACAAACTCGGTTACGTTATCAGCGCTATGTTTAAACATCCACCGTCTAAAGAATTTCATCAGTCTCATAGTTCAATAATGTATTTGATTTCTGTAATTGGTGGTAAACCATCCTGAATAACTAATTTAGAGTACATCTCAACGGCTTTTAGTACATCTGTGGCATCTATAGTCATCCCACTTAGTAAAGTCTCGTCAGAAGCGTTTAAATCACCTCGTTTTAAAAAGTACGTTATATGATACTTTCTCATGGTTATCTTATTCATCTGTATCGTTCGTATTTAAGGTGTTCAAATAATTCGTTCTCTAAGCTCTCAATCAGCTTTTCGTGTGCTGCATAGTTTACAGATGCTGACTTAATAATGTCTTCGTAGCGCTGTCCGAGTTCGTCACCTAAATCTGCTGTGACATCTCCGTAGCCGTAACACGTTTCACACTTCTCAGTCTGAAAACATCCACCGCAGCAGTCAGATGCTGACTTACCGCATTCTTTAAGGTATTCTACTCTACCTTCTCCTTGACAATCTAAACAAGTCATATCTGCTCAATTAAACCGATTAATACTGTAAGGATTACCCATGCTAAAAATACTCGTCTTTTCATAATTCTTGTTTTTCATTATGCGTTAACCGAGTCGCACCCCTCGTTTAATTAATAAGCCCAAACAAGGTCAAATTCTTCGCTTACAAATTCATTGAAAATTGCATCCAATTTACGTGTTCCATACTGAAAATGTACAGTGTTATCATTCACATAGATATAGTAACAGTCACCAAAAACCACGTGATTAATAGTTGTTAATTCAATTACTTTGCCTTTTGCGTTTACTTGTTTTTTAATTGTAGTTTCCATAATTCTTGTTTTTTCGTTAATTGTTATATGCAAATATAATACTTATTTTGATATATCAACAAAAAAACAAACTTTTTCAACATTTTTTTTTATTGGGAAACAAAAAACCCCTATTTCTAGGGGTTAAAGCAAGAATCTATGAAAAATTGGAATGCTCAAATATACAATTAAATCGGAAACTGAGTGCTATCTACGATTGTTTTTTCGTGAAAAGGTGTGTGTATCTTTAATATTCTGCCTCCTAATGGCTTTGGTGGTGCGCCTCTTTCAACGTGCCATCCGCTAAATCCATCCTGGTATTCTTCTTTGTACGTTCCGGTAAGCATTAAGTGAATACGTTTATGTTCTACAGAGTGTCCGCTTTTTGAATGTGAGTGTACTTGCTCTCTAACGTCATTTCTAGCAGCGTTTTCGTGAATGTGACCCATTGTAAACACATCCATGCCTTCAAACATCTCTAAAGCTCTAGTAAGGTTCAATGCTCCTTTAGTAACTACACCACCACCGCCTGAACCGTGAAAGTATTTAACCTTAGTTGATTTACGTTGTGTAGTTGTTAAATTCTGACGGATAAAGAACCAACCACCATAACCTCCAGTGTGTACGTTAGAACCGTTCTTATAGTTAAGTAGGTCAACAAATCGCTGTAGCAAGTCTGTTTCCTGAAACTTAATTATCGCAGTCTCATGGTTTCCGTAGCCTAACACGGTTAATATGTGAGCATATGGTGACCACCACTCCACAGCAGTCTCTACGATAGAATCTAAGTACCTAGCGTTATTATGTTCAGGTCTTATCTCAGATTTGTTTCTACGGTTATCGCCGCGCCCCTGCATCAGGCAAAAGAAGTCCCCATTTACCATGACTGGAATGTTATGCTTTACGCAGTAGTCTAGATGTTTACTGAGTAAGTCCCAGTCACAATGAGGATTGTCCCAATGGATGTCTGACAGCATAGCTACCTGAGCCTCGTTTCCATCTACTACTAATTCGTGGATGTTACGAGAGTGCTTTATAACTTGCATTTATCCTCTAGCTTTCTTAATAATACGAGCTATGATATTACCTAATACTTTTGGAGCTTTCTCGTCTACTGTTACATCTACGTCAAGTCCGTTTACTTCGTCTTTTGTTATTTCTGCATCAATGATAGGAGTGTCTATCTCTGCTTTGAATTTACCGTCTTTTCGTGAAATCTTAATGTCAATGTTCTTAGTGTCGATATTGACGTCTAAGTCTTTTTTCTTTTTCTTAGCCATTTTTAAGCGTTTTAAAAGGTTGTTAAAATAATTCGGAATCAATATACCGAAAAATATGTAGAGTGCGTTAAAATTCATTTATGAGGCAGTAAGATACGCTCGTTTGATTTTTGCAGAGTTTTATAATTCTTTCGTAGTGTG